GTAAACACGCTCAGGTTTTTGACTGGGACTGGGCGGCACGGCAACTCATAAGTGATTCAGCGTATTTGGAATACAAACGCGTCCGAATCACAGCGTTGGAGGAATATGCACGTGTCACTGCAGCGGCGCTTCAGGAATACGCGCGTTCCCAGCCTTCGGTATTAGACTACCACGAGGAATCCCCAGCGTATGCGGAATATATCCGCGTCCAGTCCCCAGCGTATGCGGAATATATCCGCGCCATTACGCCAGCGGAAAATGAATACAAACGCGTCGAAGCTGAAGCCTTCGCACGCGCGTGGTGGAAGGATACAGAATGACTTTCAAACTAGGTGAAACATACGGTCGATTTGTCACCCAGGTTACAGGCAACCCGCTACTGCCAAAGGACTCTGACCTATTCGCAATCGTTGCGGCCTTGTCCACCAGTGACCCAAACCCGGCACCTTATTGGCGTGTGATTGAGGGCAATTATCACACGTTGCGAGTCTGCACAGTGGCCAAGCGTGCTGAAATTTCAGACCTATTTGAACCGGAGCCAGAAAAATGAAAGCCAAGTTAGAGCCAGAATGTCCTTGGATTGTTGCACGCGGAGGGTTTCAGGTTATCGAAACAGGTGCAGCTTTTCATGTCCTGCAACCGTCGAAGAGTGGAACACACGCGGAGTCTGATTCATCCTACGCTAAGGACTTGGACGGGCTTTCTATCGCCATTGCGCGTATGTTCTATTTAGTGAAAGCACGAACTGGGGAAACTGTGGAGGGCGGCACCGCCTACGCGGTAGACTTAGCCCGTGCCGCATGGAAGGAGTCTTAAGCCATGATGACAGAGTACACCATAAGAAACCGCTGGACTGGATCACCGATTTGCACAGTGGCTTTCGACTGTCACAAAACCGCCTCTGAGGCAGAAAAATTAGGGTTGGCGGTTAAAGCGGCCTACGCGAGGGGAATAAGTCTGAAACATGCTTGTCTACGGTACGCTAGTCTACGGTCCGCTTACCTGAGAAATGTAGATTTTACCTGTGCAGATTTATACTCCGCTAGTTTTCACGACGCCAATTTACTCGGCGCAAAGCTACACAATGCCGATATAAGAGACGTCCGTTTGAAGGGAGCCAATATTGGTTATACCTCAGTTATTAGAATTGGGGAGCGATCCGATGGTTACACCTTCTACGTTCAGACGCGGGAAGACGGGATTTGGATTAAGGCCGGTTGTAGGTACTTCCCAATTACCGAAGCCGGTGAGCACTGGCGACGAACCAGACCCAAGGATTTACTTGGTAAAGAAAGCCTTATATTCCTAGAGACCGCAAGGAAACTGGTTGGCGCACGCGGTCTACTGAAAGAATTGAAATAGCACAAGAAGGAACTAACCATGTTAAATTTTAAACCTCTACCAATCGCAGCTACACTAGCCTTCACAGTCGGACTATTGATTGGTGAGCAGGCCAGCGCCGGAAACCCGACTCCGTGGTCTAACCCGCCGCTGATTAAGCCAGCGTGCCCCGGTAAAATCGTCAAGATACTGGGTGCCTCTATCTGCTGGCAGTCGCGTCCACCTCAAGACGAAGAGGAGGAGGATTCCGATTGGGAACCTACACCGGACCCAGAAGAGCCTGAGCAGGAAGAAGAGCCTGAGCAGGAAGAAGAGCCTGAGCAGGAAGAAGAGCCTGAGCAGGAAGAAGAGCCTGAGCAGGAAGAAGAGCCTGAGCAGGAAGACGAAAGGGAGTGTGTATAATGGTTTTGTATCTTGATGATGGGGTAACTGTTGACGAAACGGCTATTGAATGTACAGAAGGATGTGGGAACCATAACGATCCCGGAACAGTATTCTGTGATCTATGTGGAGAACGTCAAGACTTTGGGGATTTGGCACAGTACCAAGTCTATGTGGATAAGAATTTCAACCAAGACCATATGGACATTATAACCAAGGCAAACAGAATTTTGGCGGACTATGAGAAACAAGGTTACATGCTGACCTTACGTCAACTATACTACCAGTTCGTTTCTAGCGACAGTTCGTTTCCCAACACAGACCAGTCGTATAAGCGACTTGGTGGAATCATTACCGACGCTCGCTTGGCCGGTCTAATTTCATTTGAGCGAATCGAAGATCGTGGCCGGGTGGTTGATGAACCATATTTTCAAGCGTCACCAGAGTCGGTGCTGGAAGGTATTCACCACCATTATACCGAAGGACTTTGGACTGACCAAGAAACCTATGTCGAAGTTTGGGTTGAGAAAGATGCTTTGTCATCAGTCATCGAACGACCATGTTCCAAGCTGCAAGTACCGTTCATGGCATGTAAAGGTTATATGTCTGCGTCTGCGCAATGGGCTGCAGGTCAACGCTTCAAGGCTGCAGGCGAAAAAGGCAAGGACTGCGTGCTGATCCATCTCGGAGACCACGACCCAAGCGGAATTGATATGACGCGTGACAACCATGCTCGCTTGGAGATGTTCAGCGAACAATTTATCGATATTCGCCGTATTGCACTAAATCGCGACCAAGTTGAAAAGTACGGTCCACCACCAAACCCTGCTAAAATGTCAGACAGCAGAGCCAAGGACTATATAATGGAGCATGGTTACGAATCTTGGGAACTGGATGCTCTTACACCATCAGTTATCGGGCAACTTATTACCACTGAAATTGACAAACTTATTGACGCGCGTGTTTGGAACGATGCGCTTGAACGTCAACAATATAATCGCGACGAAATAAAAAAGGTATCCGAAGATTCAGGACGTGTTTGGGACTTCGTAGGTGCCAGTTTCAAATAGCAAAGAAACCGACGTTAACAATTCACGAAAGGAACTTTGATATGCCTAGTAAAATGTCACATGGCCGGGTTCAGAAGAGGACGATAGGTAAATGACTAACCTGGACGCCATGTGTATGGAGACCCTTCAGCGAGCACCTAGAGCGGGCGTGGCGTGGTTCCTAATGGCGTCCTTCCTCTACTACCACCGCGACGTGTCTATCCTATCTGACCCGCTCTATGATTGGATAGGAAAAACCATGGCCCTTAGCTGGGGCACGTTTGATGCACACCCGCACGCACACCTAATTACACCCGCTGACCTACAAGCCACGACTTTGTACCGGCTAAAGGAATCAGAATACCCAACGATCACGAAAGACACGGCTGAAATGCTGGCGAGGAGACTGATATGACTTGGCCAACTTACAACTTCAATCTGGACGCTTACCCAGAGGAGATTCTACGCTGGAACGCGGGCGGTAGACAGGTGTATGACCGGCTGGTTTACGCTGCAGCTATCGACGTTTGGCGCGACGGTGTACACCTCTGGAGGTCATACGATCCTGATACAGGTGAGGACTTGATAAGCTGGACGGAGAGGGAGTACCCAGACGCTTTGTCAGGCTACGATACTGGTCTTTGGGCGGCCAAAGGCCAGGTCGGAATGATTGATTGGCTTATCCCCTCCACCGAATCCCTTCAGCTTGTTGGTACCGTTAGAGATATGCGGGATCTGCTATGCACCGCTTTGGCTATTGGCCAGGCACCACACCCCCCAGTAGGGCTTGACAAGGTTATGAGGTCGGGCACACTCGCGGCCAAGATGTGGCGAGCAGACCGTGACTATATCGTTGTCTCTGAAGAGTTCGACGGTGTTGTTGTCCGGGCCATGATAGGGAAGAGGCACGTAGAGTCGTCTAGCGACTTGGTTGAGTGGACTGCGACGATAGCGAAACGAGATGTGCGGGAAGGTGCTGGGGCTGACGAACTGGTAGAGGGTTCCGTCACATTCTCAGCTTCATCTAAAGCTTCACCTACAGCGCTTATCGGTATCGCCAAGAAGGGACACAATATTTCCGGGCGGCCAGCAACAAGAAAACACGGCACCCTAATATGGCATATCGCAGGTGCGCCATACACTCTGACAATTAGCAAGGCTTGACACTGAAAGCGGTGACGGGTTACTAACAACAAATCGAATATGTAAAGGAGAGAACGGATGATTCGCTTTTTACTAAGGCCATTTTCAGCGGTGGCGCTTGCCTTGGCAGTGTTCACATCGCCTGTAGCTGCACAAGGTGCGGTGTGCGGTGTGCGTGACCACATAGTTGAGCGTCTGGAAAGCAAGTACGGTGAAACCCTACGTGCTGGCGGCGTGACTACTGCTGGTGGACATTTGGTAGAGGTGTACGCCTCTGAAGATACAGGCACATGGACCGTCACATATACCCGCCCAACCGGCGAGATGTGTCTAGCGTTTTCCGGTGATGGGTTCGAAGACGTACCCGCTGCAGATCCTGAAGGTGATAAGCTATGAGCGCTGGAACCAAGGCGATGTTGACAGGGGGCGAGTCCCTTCTGGAGGCAGAAGAATCAGTGCGCACTACAGCTATCAAAATGCCGGATGGCTACGACCTGGTTACGACACTAACAGACACGACAGGCGCGGTGTACTTGATAGCCGCTGGCAAGGATGTCCCCGCCATGCGTCTTGTACCGACTGACACGGCTGAGGTGAGGTGGGAACGTCTATGGGTGTACCCAGCAGACAACTAACTGTTGACGTCTGAGAAGAATCGTTGATAGGGTAACGTGTTGGATGGAGAACAATAAGTGCTATACGATAAAGCCAGCGCATACTTGGCCGAAAGGGCTATACCTGAGTCCATCGGTGCGGCTGCGAGTATCGGTATAACCGACAACGCTCAGACACACGACGAATCCTTTCACCCTATCCCGGCGCTGGTAATCCCCTACATGGAATCAAATGGCCAACCCACCGGGTTTGTCAGGGTTCGATACTTTGACCCTCCAGAGGTTGGAGGCGTTAGAAAAAAGAGAATACGGTATCAGCAACCGAAAGGTTCAGCCCCTGAGGTCTACCTACCCCCACTTCAGGACTGGGACGCTGTTCTAGCTGACCCAGAACACCCGATTATAATAACTGAGGGTGAGTTCAAGTCGCTCAGTGTCATGCACAACACTGGGATGCCGTGTATGGGGCTTGGCGGCGTGTTCATGTTCGCGGACAACAAGGCCACCCTACCGACCCTAGAGCGGACTGTGTGGCGCCGTAGACGTGTGTATATCGTGTTCGACTCTGACATTGATACGAAGATCGGTGTTCAACTGGCAGAGTCACGCTTGGCACAGTGGCTGCTGAAGCAGAGAGCCGTGGTGCATACATGCCGCCTACCTCCAGCCTTGGACGGTGGTAAGCAGGGCGCTGACGACTTCATAGCAGCATGTGGTGCTGAATCCTTCACACTGGCTCTAAAGGCCGCCCGGTCACTGACGGATCTTGACCTTAGAGTTCTGGAGTTGAACCAAGAGGTAGCGTATCTGGACGCGGAAGAGAAGTTAATCGAAGTCCAGACTGGCAATATGCTGCGTAAGGATTCGTTCGTTTCAGGTAGCAGGTACAGTACGATAAAAGTTCCTGTTCAGGTGGGTGACAAACTGAAAATGGAGAGTGTCGCTTCGGCTTGGCTGACACACCCTATGGCCACACGGTACACCGATACCCTGTTCCGGCCGGGTGGTTCTGAGATAATCAGAGAGAACAACGACACCTACCTGAATTCTTGGACCGAGCAACCATGCCGCGCTGGTGACGTGGATCTGTTCCTAAATCTGACACAGTTCATTTTTGGTGAGACCCTAGACGAAGGATGGGACTGGCCACTGAAACTTCTGGCATTCAAGGTACAAAACCAACTCCGTAAGATTCCACTCGCTATAATGCTCATAGGTGAGCAGGGATCCGGTAAATCACTGTGGACTGCCTTGGCGCGGTCGGCTTTCGGCGCCTATGGGCCTAGTCGCTCAGGTAAAGATTTGGGACAGGACTGGAACGGGTTTCTGGAAAAAGGCCTGTTGGTATCCGTGGACGATGTGTCCACCCGCCAGATGCGATCCAACATCGAAACGCTGCGTTCGTGGATATCAGAACCGAGATTCGAACGCCACGAGAAGTTTATGAAGAACCGGGAGGTTTCAAACTATGCCCTACTTATATTTACGTCTAATTACCGGGATGCGGGCGCGTTTGCCCATGACGACCGTCGCTTTCTTGTTGTGGGTTGTCCCCGTCGAGATAGGGGTTCTGATTATTATGACCCGATTTGGAAATGGCTTTACTCTGGGGATGCTGGAGCCAGCATATACCACTACCTTCTGAACTACGATCTTCAGGGATGGGAGCCGCCAGTCGCGGCACCGCTTACCGCTGAGAAGCGCATGGCCTACGAAGAATCACTATCAGCTTTCGAGAAGCTGGCCCGCGACATGATGACGTCAGACACTCACGTTGTCATCTCCTGGTTGCGTATGGCGGAACAGTGGGCACTTGGGGTTATAGGGTCACCTGGCCACCAAGATACACCCCGCGCCAACGAGATACTGGTGGCGATTCAGGCGTTCCCTATTAGACCTTGGTACACCGCCGACGAACTGTGTAACATGTTCCCACACATGCTGCGCGATCTGGAGTTCGAAACCCGTCGCTGGTCCAACGCCACCATGCCCGGTCGGGTGTCTACGTCGCTGCGTAACCACGGTATCTATTTCCTGAAGAACACGGACAACCCAGATGGGTTCATGTGGCGGGGGAGACTCCAGCAGTTCCTGATAATATGTCCGTCAGCGCCGTACAGTAAACGTATGTCACAGGCTGAGTTCGATACAGCTATGGCTGAGATGGGTAACTACCAACCAGTTGGATTCGGTGGTTGACGTCAATAAGCAAAGTATGTAGGTTGACACTAACAGATTCGAGGAGAACGGAAACGATGATTTACAAGAACATAAACGATGTCATAGACGCTTTCGACAGTGTAATAGGCGATGAGTCCACACCAGATAACGTCAAAGAGTGGTTACATAGCTTAGGATCGTCTTTAACCGTCGATCTTAACCCGGTTGACAAATTCGTTAAGGGTACGCCTCTGCCCAGCGGTATTGGTGCTCTGGCAGACGAATACGCTGATGTACGTGACCGCCGCCTTGCCTTGGATAAAGAGGCCAAGGGCGTGAAGGACCGCGAGACAGAGATTTACAAGATGATTATGGCTGAACTGGCCGAGTCCTCTGACACTGGCGCCGCTGGAACACACCACCGCGTCCAGATGGTGGAGAAGGAACGGTTCAATGTCAGCGACTGGACGCTTTTCCACGGTTTCGTCCGCGACAATAACCTGTTCGAACTGCTGCAGAAGCGCTTGGCTGATAAAGCTGTTCAGGAATTAGCTGACACCTATGATGGGAATATCCCACCAGGTGTAGAGCAAGTGAAGGTTCCAACCCTTTCGTTTTCAAAAGTCGGATAGCACCTTAACCTGGAGAAAGAATCATGAACGATATCGCAATGCAGAACGCTGGGGGTATGCCTACAACCCCACAGGACATGGATGCTTACTATAAGCAGTTGGCGGAAGCCTACGCCCAAACCGAACGGCGGGGTGGCTCTACAATCTCTGTTCGAAATGGTATTATGGAAGTGGGTGACCAACCTATTCCTGGTAACCAGTTCGCTGCAGTGATTTTGGATGCTGTTCGCCTGAACACATTTTACCCTGGCGCGTTCGATTCCCAGAACATTGTGCCTCCAACATGCTTCGCTATCAACCGCGAGGAATCCCAGCTTTCGCCCCACCCGGATATGTCGAAAGCGCCACACTTCTTCCAGCCACAAGCCCAGACATGTAACGGCTGCCCCCACAACGAGTTCGGTAGCGGTAACAACGGTAAAGGTAAAGCGTGCACCAACCGCCGCCGCCTACTGATGCTGAACGCTGGGGTGTATGCGTCTACGGCGCAAGGCTGGGTTCTCAACGCAGAGATGAGTCCAGACCACTACGCCAACTCTGAGATGCTGACCATGAATCTGGCGCCAACAACACTGGCTGGCTGGGGGTCATTCCTCCGTGAGTCGGCTGCGAACTATCAGCGGCCACCTTTCGGTCTGGTAACCCGTGTCTACCTGTACGCGCACCCGAAACATGGGAAAGAGGCTATCGGTTTCGAACCCCTTGGTCCGACACCTCCAGAATGGAACGAGGCTATCTTTGCGCGGCACCAAGAAGCTACGCGGGAGATTATGGAAGGTTATGAGGCCCCAGCGCCCCAAGCCCAGACTGGTGGTGCTTTCTACCAGCAGCAACAGAACATCATTCAGGGTAACGCCCAATGATGGGCCTTGTGGTGGGGTCAGTGTTAGGTGGGGTGGTTTTCGTAGCCACCCTGCTGTTGCCTGGAGAGGCGCCTAACCGCGCACTGGCTGGCGCTATATCAGGGGTCGCGGTGTCTATTATTGTACAGATCCTATACTTCATAGCTGATGTAGCAGAGGCTTTTTTCTTGTGAGAACAGACATATGGACCATTGACTTTGAGACCATGCCCATTGGTCCACGTCCTGAGCACTACCCGCCGGAGCCGGTTGGTGTAGCTATCAGGAACCCAGAGGGTCAGTCGGTCTATATGTCTTGGGGGCACCCATCCGGTAACAACTGCAGCCGAGAAGATGCCTCCTCCATGCTACACAAGATTTGGGAAGATGGGCGTCCTATCGCTTTTCACCATGCGAAATTTGACACAGAGATAGCGTACATACGATTCGGTATGCCTGCCCTTCAGTGGGACCGCGTTGAAGAGACCATGTTCCTAGCATTTCTGATAGACCCATACGCCCGCTCAATCGGTCTGAAAGACTTAGGAGTCCGGTGGCTCGGGATGGATAAGAACGAGCAAGACGCTGTTGTTGAGTGGGTTTTGGCATATAAGGAGCAGCTACCCAGATTCGAATTCGTCACCAACTCGAAAGGTGAGCCTTTTGGGGCGCCGACGAAAAAGAACGCTGGGGCGTGGATAGGGTTTGCACCTGGCGAACTGGTCGGTCCTTACGCTATAGGCGACGTTGAACGTACTTTCAGACTATGGAAAGTTCTCCGCCCTCTAGTGGAACAGGCAGGAATGTTGGAAAGTTACAACAGGGAGCGCCAGGTTCTTCCAATATTCCAAGCCAACGAGAGGGTTGGGCTTCGAATAAATGTGGAGTTGCTGGAGACTGAACTGAACGTCTACGGGCAAGCCTTCCAATACGTCGAAAACTGGTTGCGGTGGCGTCTAAACAGCCCCGGTTTAAGTTTCGACAACGACAACGATGTAGCAGACGCTCTGGAGCGTTGCCAGGTGGTTACCGAGTTCGCCAAAACAAAAACAGGGCGGCGGTCGGTGTCTAAGGACAACATGCATCCAGACATCTTCGCGGACAAGGAAGTTGCTTCAGCACTTGGCTACCGTAACCGCCTGAAGACCTGCATTACCATGTTCATGGAGCCTTGGTTGAAACAGGCCAAGCACCGGGGAGGGTGGATAAGTACGAACTGGAACCAAGTGGCTTCTCCAGAGGGAGGAACCCGCACAGGACGTCCATCCACGAACCGTCCCAACCTCCTAAACATCTCTAAGTCATTCGAAGGTAAGCCAGATGGTTACACTCACCCCCACCACCTTGAAGGGGTTCCGCCTCTCCCGAAGGTGCGTCGATACGTCATTGCCGACGAAGGAACTGTTATTCTCAAACGGGATTTCTCCGGTCAAGAACTCAGAGTTTTTGCGCACGGTTCCCAGGGTGATCTTCTGGCACAGTACCAACAAGACCCGAATATTGACGTCCATAACTATGTCGGAGAAAACATTCGCAATCTGACCGGTGATCCTCAGTGGGTTGAGCCGGAATTCAGAACCGCCTTGAAGGCTATGAACTTCCAAGGCCTTTACGGTGGAGGTGTACCCGCGTTGGCAGAGGCTTTGCGAATCACTCACGCGGAGGCAAAGCGATTCAAAGCGTTTCACGACAAGGCGCTGCCAGACCGTAGGGTGTTCTCAGATACTCTGGGGACGATTGTGCGCAGCGGTATGGCGATTCGGACGTGGGGCGGCCGCCTGTACACCCGTCCACCATTCAAGAAGCAGAAGCGCACTGGGAAGCTTGGTGACGCGGACTACATCCTGATTAACTACTGGACCCAAGGATCTGCGGCCGACATAACAAAGCAAGCCATGATCGACCTACATAACCACTCAGACTACGATTCTAGATTCCTTCTACAGGTTTACGACGAATTGAACATCGCTGCCCCTGTTGACAACGCTGTGCGCCAGATGGAAGTTCTGAAGGAAGTTATGGAGAGTATTCCGCTTCGAGTTCCGATGCTTTCTGATGGTGAGGTTGGGGTTTCGTGGGGCGACATGAAGAAAATAAAAGGTGACGTAACTATTGAGAGTTGCCTTGCAGAATTGGAGCGTGCCAGTGAGTAATCAACGTGTCACCTTAGACGTAGCTAAGAGCATACTGGAAGCTACAGGATCCGCTGTGGCGGTCGCGGACTCGTATGGCGTTTCGCACCAGACTGTTCGACTTTATAAGCGTCTGGTTCCCGCCTTGGCTCGGGATGCACTGGCTGAACTATTGGCTGAAGGAAGGGTGGCGAATCTTGTCACTGACTCTACCTCCGCTCCGAAGTTCTCTAAAGCGGACATTGCAGCTATTCGTTCTTCAGCAAAGTCGTCTATAAAAATGGCTGCTGAGATGGACTGTTCCGCATCAATGATTCGCATGATCCGCACATATAAAACGTACATATAGGTGAAATAATGGCTAAGTTCAGTTTCTCATATTCCCGGTGGTCTCTCTGGGAGAAGTGTCCCCAAGCGTTCAAATTCAAACATCTAGATAAGCTGCCAGAACCCACTTCTGACGCGCTGGTTAAAGGACGTAGAGTCCACGACGACATCGCCAAATATGTAGAGGGTGAGCGTCAAGAGATGCCGAAGGAACTCCGGCTGTTTACGAAAATGGGACGTGCTCTCCATGACTTAGACCCCCAGTTCAAGCTGGTGGAGAAACAGATGGCTTTCGACAGAGATAAGCGCCCGGTGTCGTGGTTCGGCGCCAACGCTTATTTCCGGTTCATTTGGGATGTTGGAGTCCGAACCAGTATACGCCACCTAGACGCTGTGGACTGGAAAACAGGTAAACCATACGGATCCTACGACGACCAGAAGCAGATGTTCGCGCTGCCAGCGTTTTGGATGAACCCTCAGTTGGAGACCTTTACCGGGCACTGGGTGTACCTAGACCACGGTGAGGTGCACACCTGCACGTTCAACCGGGAACAGGTGTTCGGACCTGGTGGAGCGCATATGGCCGACGCCGGTATGAACGGAATGTGGGCGGCCAACGCTGCGATGATGGAATCAGACCGCGCCTTTCGACCAACCCCCAGTAAAGATGCTTGTCGATTCTGCAACTTTCACGCTGATAAAGGCGGTCCTTGTCAGGTCGGGCACAGATGACCCCTGAAGGTAAAATAATCAGTCACGCGAAGAAGGAGAGTCGCAGCTTAGGGTTGCGATTCGTTCGTCTATCGTTTGGGCCAGGTGTCGAAACCGGCTGGCCTGACTGCATTATTTTAGGTCCAGAGGGAGTTAACGGGGAAGTGTTGTGGATGGAGACCAAAGCGCCCGGAAAACCCCTACGGCCGATACAAGAGCACCGTAGGGGTGAGATACTTTCACGGGGCGGAAAACATGTGAAACCTGACACCAAAGAGGATGTTACCTCTGCGCTGGAGTCTTTTAAACAACAGTGTATCTTAGGTATGAGAGTATGGGAGGAATCAGCGCACAATGCTTGACTTCCAAACCGACGCACACCCGTATCAGGTTTCTGGATCACGTCACCTGTGGAACTCCACCGCGACAGGCGGTGCAGCGGTTCTGTGGTTGGACCCAGGTTACGGTAAGACAATGATCGTCCTGCACACCTTCAAGGCGCTGTACGATGCCGGTATGGTAAAGAGCATGTTGATTATCGCTCCTCTACGTGTCGTCCAGACCGTCTGGGCGCAAGAGATAGAGAACTGGGCCTCCCTGAAGGGTTTGGTAGCTGCACGGCTGCACGGACCTAAAAAGGAGAAGTGGTTGAAGCGCCGCGACGTGAATATCTGGCTTGTAAATTACGAGGGTATTCCTTGGTTGAGCGGTCTTGCCAAGAAGGGCATGTTGACCATACAGTTCGATGTTATTGTTTTTGACGAAGTGCGACGTATGAAGAACGCGACCGGTAAACGGTTCAAGTCCATCCGTCCACTGGCAGCTATGGCTACATACCGATGGGGGTTGACTGGTACACCTGCATCAAATGGCCTAATGGATCTGTTTGGCCAGTTTATGATACTGGACGGTGGCGCGGCGCTGGGTAATCGAATCACCAGATTCAGACAGGAATTCTTCGAAAAGCACTATGACGGATTCACCTGGCTGCCACGCCCCGGCGCCCAAGAGGCTATTGAGGCAAGAATCGAGCCTTATATCTTCAGGGCCGATGGGTTCCTAGACCTTCCAGAGTTCGTACACGACCCACGCGTAATACCGCTGGACGCTAAAGCCAGGAAAGAATACACCACCTTGAAACAGAACCTTGTTACCCAACTGGGTGAGGGAACGGTTCTTACTGCAGCCAATGCCGCTGTTCTGGTCGGTAAACTGAAGCAGATGGCAAATGGCCGCGTCTATGATGAAGACAGGAAAGTAATTCAGATACACTCCGCAAAAGCCGATGCTTTACGTGAGTTGGTTGAAGAACTAGGGTCCGAACAACTTCTTATCGCTTACGAATTTAACCACGACCTCACCCAGATCAGAGAAATTCTTGGTGACGACATTCCGTATCTTGGCGCCGGAGTGAATGAAACCACTGCGTTGTCAAACGTGGACAGATGGAACAGTGGCGAAATACAGATAATGGCGGCGCATCCAGCGTCAGCGGGTCACGGCCTTAACCTCCAGAAAGGTAACGCACATCATATACTTTGGTGGGGTCCGACATTCGACCTCGACCACTACATTCAGTTTAATGACCGATTGAGGAGGCAGGGTAACAAAGCCGAATCAGTGGTCATCCACACTTTTGTCACGGAACGATCCGTTGACGAAATAGCCGTTTCAGCCCGAGAGGAGAAAGCAACGTTACAAGATGCGTTGTTAACAGCCTTGACGGTTGAGTTTGGCGATAGTATAACCCTTGACACAACAAACCAGGAGAACGAACCAATGGCAGACCTTCAATTTAAATCAGACGCTGCACAAGCCGCCCAACCTGCTGACGCAGCACCGGCTAATCCTTTTGGCGCACAAGCCGCCCAACCTGCTGACGCAGCACCGGCTAATCCTTTTGGCGCACAAGCCGCCCAACCTGCTGACGCAGCACCGGCTAATCCTTTCACCAGCCAAGGTACACCACCAGCACCGACTCAGCAGGTTCAGAGTATTCAGCAAGAAGTTGCTGCGCCTGCGCCTCAGCAGCCAGTTCAGACTGAGCAGGCGAATCCTTTCGCTAACGCTGGTCAGGCTGGTCCGGTGGTTGACACATCTAATGTTCCAGATGCTGAGGTGGTTAATACACCTACCGCCGCACCTGCTGCAGCGTCAGACACGGGATGGCAGGAACCAGCGCCAGAAACGAGCGCTAATATGGTTTCGCAAACCAGCACCAGCGGGTTCCTGGCCCTTAACATGATGATTCCCGCTGACCGGTATGCTGATGCAGTCGCGGCGGTCGGACGTATCCTGAAGAAGAAAGGGTAAGTTGATGTCGAAAACTGTTACAAAAGAGCAGGCACACGCTTTGATAGCTTTTATGGAAAGTTTCGATTTACTTACTACCGGCGTCTGGCTATCCATTGAGTCTGAAATGCGTGCCAACTGGGGGGTAGAAGACCCAGAGACTATCCTGGAATCGGCCAGAGAAGCCCTTCAGTAAGGTGACGAACTTCATCTCCTCTGCGCCTCCAGCCCACAAAGTAACGGCCGAAATACTACGGCACGTTGTCGAATACTTTGAACACCTGGAGGCGCAAAAGAAGACCTTGGCCGACGAACAGAAAGAACTTCTGACAATGGCTAAGGCGAACGGATACGATACCAAGGTAATACGAAAGGTCATTGCGATTCGAAAGCGTGACGCAGAAGACTACGCTGAGGAATCAGCGGTAATAGAGATGTATCTCGAAGGGTTAGGTATGTGATGGCGATGCAAGGCTTTCAAAATTCGGTAAGTCAGGATGATGACGTAAACGACTTCCCAACTCCTCCTTGGGCTACACGGGCGTTCATAGAGCATATTATGCCAGATGACCTATCTGAGTTAACTGTTTGGGAGCCAGCCTGTAACCGTGGACATATGGTCTCACCTCTGCAGGAATATTTCGGCACCGTGATAGCTTCGGACAAACACGACTACGGTGCAGGGTATCCCCAGATTGACTTCCTTGAAGGTCCAACACCTATGGATCACGGGATGAAGGTAGACTGGATCATTACGAACCCACCGTTTAAGTATTCCAAAGAGTTCGTTTTACGTGCCCTTTCTATGGACGTAGAAGGTGTTGCTATGTTCGTTCGGGGGGCTTGGATTGAAGGAGGTAGAAGATACAACCAGGTTCTAAAACCACACCCGCCAGCTATCTACGCCCCATTTGTAGAGCGAGTACGTATTGTGAGGGGTCGGATCGAACCTGGGTCAACCCAAATGCCTTACGCTTGGTTGATGTGGACTAAACACACCGGCGCCACAAAGCTTCTGTGGATACCGCCGTGTAAAGAAAAAATGGAGAGAGAAGATGACTACCCCAACATCCCAACGGATACATGAGGTTTGGGAAAGCGGTTTCGTAAATCGCTGGCACTCGAACCCATGTTCAGCACTTCGTAATTCCCAAGACACAACCGACGCGCACAGCAACCGTGTGGCGAAGCTGGTTATCATGTTTACGCCACTTGCCTCTGGATTCACGTCTGATACAGCCATGGCTGACATTATGGTGGCCTGCGCGATGCACGACACGCCTGAAATCTTCACTGGTGACGTGGGTAATCCAGCCAAACGCCGTAACCCAGAACTAAAAAAGATTTTGAAAGAAGTCGAAGATAAATGGCTTTCGGATCGCGGCTTTACTCTTTACGAAAGCAAACTGTTGAAGATGTGTGACCTGTTGGACGCTATTCTGTTTGCCAAGAAGCACGCCCCAGAACGTTTCAAACGTAACGACTGGTGTGTGGATGTACAGAGATGTGTAGGCTGGGCTGGAAAGTTTGGGCTGGAAAGTTTGGTATTGGAACTAATAAATGAGGAGTCATCGTAATGGACGCTGACCAGATTGAAGAAAAGTACGGACCTTATGACGAGGTTCCTGAACCTGCAGATAAACCAGACCAGGAGTTCAAAGCCGACGCTGGGAAAACAAAACCTGATCTAATTGAGATGGGGTTCCCAGAGGCAATTCGTGGCGTTCAGGCGACCACCGACTATGGTTCGATCAAATACGATGAACATTCATGGCGTACCGTTCCCGACGGTCTCGAACGCTATGCACGGGCCTGTGGAAGACACCGTCAAGAGCGTCAGCGCGACTATGTGACTATGGGTCTGGCCGGGTCAATCATTAACTCAGTGGATGCTGAGTCTGGGCTGCCGCATATCGTGCATGAGATGTTCTGTCTCATGGCGATGTACGAACTGGCGCTGGCCGATTTGGTCCAGCAAGATGCTCATGGGGTCTGTTCGGCCAAATCCCTGAACGACACTATCCTGGCACAGGTGAAACACCCACCGCTCGACCACAAGAAGGCCGACCAGTGGTCTGATAAAGAACTGGATGTTTTTGTTGAGGACGGTCCAACCACACCGTTGCATTTTAACGAACTCAAAGAGTTCCTTGAGGGCGCCAAGGAAGGCGGTGTAAAATCCGCTGCTGAACGTGACAATGAAAACCGTAGAGAATCCGCTGCTGAACTAAATAAATACACCTCTGGAATATCGTCAGAGGTTTTAGAATGGCATCTTCGTACAGCAGAGAGGTTTCGTAAAGCGGCTAGTGCTGTACCTCAACCACCTTACCGACCTTTCTAAGTACACCCACCCGTCATGGCCCCGTCAGTCACATCAACCCATTGGCTGACGGGATCCGACCCTAGAGTGGGCATGGTGGTTCGCTGTTGTCCATATATTAGACACCCCGCGTCACCGGACACTCCTACGCACGTTGAAAGTAACAGCGTCAGAACAAGACTTCTCATTTCCATCTCCTATCACGGTCGCGAACACCCTCTTCTGGTGAGCGGCCTTTCTTCTGCGCGTCACGCGCCTGTGCAGCCCCTTTCGAACCATCCGAGACACCTTGCAGGGTATCCTTAGCGGCTTCCCCAGTGGCTTTACTGTGGCCATCAACACGCCCCTTCGAATATATAGACAGAATCGCTATGGCCCCGATAATAGCAGATATCAGGGCCATTTTGAATTTCGAAACGATTTTAAACGGGTTGAACACGATTCAGCCTCGCGGCAAAGTTCGTCGCCGTGCCAGTTCGGTAACGATACCGATGGTAGCGATAGATAGCGCCGCTGTTTGCGGGGTGAACAGGATCTGGAACACGGTCTGCACTTCCGGCAAAAGACCGATGGATAGCAGGGCCTGTGAAACGACACCGACCAGCACCAGGATACGCGCCCATAGAATTGTTAGACTGTCGCGGAACCATCCACTAATTTTCTCAAACATGATATTCATCCTTTCTTCTTTGAGAACAAAGACAATATACCCGCGATTAAACCAGAACGCCAGTGATTTATACGGATAGGTCTCTCCAACTTAGTCAGCGCCTTTCTCACATCGTTTCGTATGGCGTCACCTACCCAGATAGGGTCTTGCGGGTTAGCCAGACCAGGAAGCCACATGATGTCCCACTTGTTCCGCTGACTGATTCCGAGTGTACGCTCCACCTCAGCATGGGTTAGAACATTCTCTCGGGTTACCTTGATACCGTGCTCAAAGCATTTAGCTGCAACGAACTCCACCATACAGCCGTACTGTTCTTTAGTGATGGGGTATCGTCCAGCGCGAAACGGTATCTCGTTGGCGTTCGCCATAGCGTCCAGAGCGATACCTATAGCCCAAGAATTCGCGTTTCTGGTGTGTGCAGCGTAGGCGCCGTTAACCAGAGGTGGTATGTTACGGTCCTCTGGAACGCCTGGGTAGATCACAGCTTCTCTGCTGATGACGTAGTTGTAACTGTCTGCTTCATGGGGCGTAACCCCGTCAGCACCACCGGTCCAGTGCATTATGATACGTTTCATAGGTCATCCTTCCTGAAAAGCGACTTAACATCGTTCCTAACTTCGGTCATCATCTTCATTTGCGCTTCGTCACGCTCTTTCCGATGTTCGTTCTGCGTGTCAAGTCTGGTCTCCAGCGCCGTTATCCGCGCACTGTCCGTTAGAATCTTACGAAGTATGGTGAACACGCCAGCGCCTAAACTGGCTCCAATGGCAGCCCAGAAGGCTCCACTTAGCTGTTCTATACGCTCCCCTAATGTCATCGCCGTGACTCCCGATTCTTATTTTCTGCGTCCACTGTAGCATTTCCGAGCACAGCTACAAACTCTTTTAGGTCAATACCTTTGGTGGCGACGAAACGAAGTGCGTCATCCATCTTCGCTGGGTCACCTAGCATGTCAATAACCTTATTTGCAGTTTTGCGCGGTATTCTAAACCGCATCATGTACCTGGCCACCAAGTTGGCTTTACCGGCGCCACCAAGGTTCCCCAGTACAAGTGACTCTACTTGGTCGCGTACAGCAGCCACCTCCTCCTGAAGTTCTGAGGGTGACTTATTCGAGTTGGCCGCGCGGGCGTTATCAATGGTACGCTTCGTCTGCTGGGCGGATCCTACGATCTTCTCGCCACCCTCGCCGGGGATAGCCCGTCGAATGTTCGCTTGGATGTCAGGTGATTCCGCTATACTCTCAGCGGTCTTGGCGGCGGCACCTGGCGTGCTTCTCGTGGAGGATCTAAGATCAATTCTCGCTCCCTCCTCAACCCCTTTACGGATATCCGACAAGACTTTGGCTCGTGGGCGACCGGGAAGACGTCCTTGTTCCGTTCTCACGGCTAGGTTTTCAGGTGACACCTGACCACGAACGGCCTCTTTACCGGTGGCGTGTGCTTCGGCGCGTGTCATCTGGCGACCCCACAGCTTCACCAGACGTCCGTAGGAGGGGACTTCAGCGGTTCCCACAGGGGCAATGGCGTCACGAACACCTATCGCTTCTGCCTGTGCGCTCAGGTCACTGGCGTTACGTGCTCCGCGTGACGCAGCATGACGCATGGCGTTAGCTGACCTCAGAGACACTTTGAAGCCGTTCTTCTCGTAGTTCGCCAGAAGACTTTCGGCCGAGCGGAGAACACCGATCATGTTATTCACGTTGGCTTCAGCGTAACCGGCTTTCGCGGCTTTATCCATTTGACTGGACAAGGCGCCCTGCATACGTTTCAGGTTCTGCAGTGCAGCCAGTTCAGAAGGCGCCAGATTTGACGCGTTAAGTTGTTCGTCCAGTATCTCAGCTATGCGGACGTTGATATCAGATATCTCAGCAGCATCATCTGCCAAGTTTCGGCTGTTTATCAGCTTCGAAGTATCAGCCCGTAGAGTGGCGATGTTTTCCTTGGCCTCCACTGTGCGAAGAATTGCACGGGCTTCAGGGTTATGCTTTGCCTGCATGGTCAGGAAACCCTTATTCTGAGCCAGTGCGTTCATAGCGTCGTCACCAACCTGAACCATACGGTCTCCGTGAACACCCATCATATCTGTGAACTGGTTCTCAACCGTTGATTCGATCACCTCTTTGTCCATAAGGGGCTTGGACCCTGACACGGCACGCTCCAGTGTTTTGATGGAGTTATCCACCTGCGCCTCAGTCAAGTCGCGGAGGCGGGGAGACAGCCCGTTATAGTAGCGAGAAACATCTGAAATTTCGCGGGCTTGGTCTGGAGAAATAATCTCAAACAGTGCAGGTGGACGTCCATTTTCAGCCATGAACTGCTGGGCGTCGTTTCTGATACGTTCAACTGCAGCATCTGGGGTCTCACCTTCATTGGCGAGGGTTTTCAGAATACGCTTGGATGCAGATATGGTCTGCTGATCCGAGTTACCGAACGTCTGCTTTACCCAGTTAACGACTCCTCCGGCACCTCGTAGAGATTCGTTCGCTACCGGTCCTAGGAAAGCACCCACCACAGCGCCGTTCATCGCGGCATCGCGGACGCTCTCTTGGTCGGCGATACCACCAGCTTCATCAATAGCGTTTTCTACGCTTACCCGAATCGCTTCGAACCCTGCGCCGCCTGTAGCGCCGCCTACACTGGCTTGCACCAGGCGGGAGGCGAACTTGTCACGGCCTAACCAAGCCATTGTGCCCTTCAGGATACCCGTTTTGGACATAGCATCCATAGCTGCTTTACCACCCTTGGTGACACCCTTGGCCAGAAGTGTTCCCGGCGCCAGCATACCGACAACTTCAGCAGACATAGATACATCTTTACTGTAGCCCTCGCGGACAGCACCCAGAACCTCTTCATACCCGATGTCTGGGTTTTCATCGCGAATTTGACGGTGCAGTATTTTGGCAGTTATGACGTCAGATGCGCCGAATCCCATAGCCCGAGTGGCTCGCGCGGTCCAACCGGTCCATGTATTGGAGTCTGGCGGGGTGTAGGTCATGCGGGACATGGCTTTCTCAGTCTCCTGAGCCATATCCTCTACGTGAATCGCATCCCCGGCTTCAGGGTTTTCTGAGGTCTGAACATGGCTAAACCGCTCCCAAGGAGGAAGGTCTGTATCAGACGATTGGGGTTTAACGTCCGCATTAGAAAAACGCTCCCAAGGGGGTTGTTTATCAGCCATCATTTTCTCCAAGGTTTAGCCACAGTTTGCTGAAATCCATTGCGGGTGTTGAATCGGTACTGTTAGAGTTAAGGTATCTGGCAGACCGTTCTTGACGGTGTTGAGCCGCTGGACGTAGGAACTCGTTCACGATAACAGAACCCGCCTCCCCAGCCGTTGTGGTTTTCATCATGGCGTCGTAAGATCGCCGTTCAGAACCCCCTAGCTCAGTCATTAGGTAATCAAGCTGTGCGTCTGGATCGTTGTAAGCCACACCTAGGTTATCAGCGTATGATTCGTAATCCCTGCGTCGTGGCCCTGTAAGCTGATAGAGTCCGAACCCTCCGCGAGAACCTTTAACCGTGGGGTTCCGCTCGTTGATACCCGGATTGAATCTGGATTCATCGTTGATGTTCATAGCGAATCCCTCCGCTACGTGCTGGGGGAGGCCGCGTTTAGTCAGCCCTTCCACAACCCAGTCAGAATCGACACCACCGCCTGAACTGGAGGCGGATGGTAGGTAGGTTTCAATGAGGGAATCCCATCCCGACACTACGGCATCTCCCAGTTGTCTTGTTTTGATGGGTCACCGCCCTTGAACGTGGCTCCTGTTTCTGGGTCCACAAATCCTGGGGCTATTGGTTTGTTGGTTCTCTGCGCTTCACCCATAACTTCACCGTACTGACGTTCGAACTGCGCAAGGGCGCGGTCTACAGTGTCCTTGTCTTGGGAAGGGTCCGTGACAGTGGACAACCACATCTCCATATCTTTGTTGGAGTCAAACATACGTGCGCCCAGATCCTCTGCAGCTTTCACAGCTAACAGCAGGTGTGGACGGATGGACTCGATAGACCTGCGGAAGGATTCGTTTTCAGTACCGGCGGCACGTCCTAGAGCGCGACCTCCCCAAGTTCCTCTAAGCCAACGTAGCGAGTTGGTCATAACATCTTCGTCTGGGTTAACCATCCCACCACCTTTGTCGAGATTGGTGTAGTAGTCCCTTAGTTCGTCAATGACCGCTGACACATCCTTAGCTGTTGTGTCTCCGCCCTCCGAACCTGGCTTTATACCCATGATTTTACCCGCCCACGTCTTATCGGCTGCTGAGGCAGAAGGATCATTCATAATAGTTAGGGCTTTCTGGCGGTCTGTAGCCTTAGCTTTCACAGGGGTTTTACCGCTTAGGGAATTCAGGTAGTCATCCAGAACGTCTGGGTTATCTACCACGGCCTGACGCATCTCTGGTATGTCGGCTTCGTCAACACCCAGTACAGACAGAGTTTCCATATGTTGGTCGAAAGCCTCCCCGATGTCCTGACCTTGATCGCGGGCGGATCGTAGACCGTTCACCAGTCCCAACACAGCTTTACGCTTCCTGTCACTGGCTGCCACCTGCTGGTTTGTACCGTGAGTGGCTGCAGCGCGGCGTTCCCGTGAAGCGTTGATATCCCGATTCAGGGACTGTGTTTTCATAGTGGAGTCATGCTCTGCAGCAGTTTGGGTGGCTTGTTCAAGAGCACGGAAAAGGCCAGGGTTGTTGGCCCTCTCACCGTATTGCTTCACAGCTTCTTCCTGTGCGCGGAGTCTTCCGGGTAGAGCATACCCTTCCTCAAACGCGCCCAACATCTCAGTGGCTAATCCCGGCATGGTTTAAAGCCCCCATCCGTTTTTGTGAATGTCATACATGCCCCCAGCGGCCGCACCGATACCGTTGGCCACGTCAGCCGCACCTTGTCGGTGATACTTGGCAGCGGTGGCACCGCCAGACGTTCCTTGGCTTGCGACGTTATACGACGCCTGAAGACCCTGACCTTGAGTGTGTTGAAGCTGGTTCAGGTAGTTTCCGAACTCTGCAGAGGCGAAGTCCTGACCGTACTGGGTTAGGGCTTTAGCTGTACCGCCCGAGTTCAGGAGACCAGCGGCGGCGGCATTACCAGTTATGGCTCCAAGACCTTCACCAAGTCGGAACTGGTAACCGGTGCTGCCCCGGAACTGGTCGAACGCGGCTTGGGCACCAGCTTGGTCACCGCCTAACCCAAGTAGGGCACCGACATTTCCAGCGGCGGCCAACCCTTGATCTTGAGCCATACCTACGTTCTGGTCACGTTTAAGGTAGTTAAAACCTTGGTTAGATGATTTAGTAGCGTCCTTCTGGGCTTTGCGGCCCATTACTGCGGAGGCGATACCGCCGACTGCGGAGATGATACCCATGATGTGACCTCAATATGATTTTCGCTTGCTATTATAGTCCATAAACCTGTGCAGTGTCAAAACATACGAATCACCAATTTTCCTGGCTCCGATAGCCCTGTTTAACACGCGGGCTTGTTTCGCGGCGGGGACCTCTGGTGGAGTGGTTCCGGTTAGGACTTGGTAACCGTCGCTGAATAACCAGCGAATCATCTTCCTGACCGCACCGATTCGCACTCCATCTGGACAGAACCAGTGCACTGACCCTACTGACGGTGATAACTTCTCTATTATGATCCAACACCCATCTTCCTCCCGCACGTCCATGTGGGATGAAAGAAGCAGTAATTCGAAGTGATCTGAAGATTTGTGGTCTCCAAACAATCTGAACGCGTTCGGGTGTTCAGACACCAGCTTACTGATAGCTTCGAATTTGTCCGTCATGCCCTCCACCGGCCTTGGTTGTTTTGGGTTATAATCGTTCTTTTTCCGTTCGGGTAGACGATGACATGTGCACGTCGCCAAGACCCAGGACCTTTATTGTATCCTTGGTCAAGGTCACCGGTCAGACCAGCGACATAAACACCGTCATGTATCTCGGGCGTGTGGGTGTGTCCGATTGTCATACGGCTGGCCATGCGGGAGAAGCTGTAGGAAGAACCACGGGCACCGTTTGGCCCTAAGTCACCATGCATACCGCACTCGATTCCACCGCCTCCCGCGTCTTGACATATTGCGAAAGATCCGCCGCGCGGCACGAACCCGATTCCTTCAAGACGGTGTGGGTCTGCTTCCTTCAGCGCCCAGCGGAACAAATCGAAATCTTTATCGTTGTCCTGTAGGGACTGGTAGAAGGCGAGATTGCACTTGTGCCAGTACATGATGTTTGATGTGTCGTCGCGTTTCGGGTTCGCTTTCGACCACTGGAGGATCCTGTCGTCGTGGTTTGAGTATATCACAACAGGTTGGCAGAACTCTCGCTCAATATCCCGAAGTGTTTGGGCGCCAAGTGTTATCTGGTGCTCCATTACAGAGTGTCCAGCGGCCACCATAGTAGCGTGATGGAAGGGGTCTTTCTCCACCCATCTTGAGTGGGCTTCCAGAGCGACAAGATCGTGGATGAAAGCGTATCTTGGCTTCAGTGAATCCATCAACGAGTCGGCGCGGTGACCCCACAACCAGTCTGCCACATGAGGTTCGACTGACGGAACGTGGAGGTCGCCGAAAGTGACACCTTCAATTCTGTGGCCACCCGATATACGCCCATCTCGAACCAGAGTTTCCAAGTCCTGAAATGACCCATCCGTCATGGCAGATATACTTCTACACCAAGCAGATCCGGTATCGTCTACTTCAACCATCGTCGCACCTAAAATGTGGTGGAACTCAGCTTTCTTACCCGCTTTCTTCTCCACGTAGTTTGGAACCGTAACCGCCCCTGTCGTCATAAGGGACGGGGCATGTTCCCCTTTAACAGCCGGTGCAGTCTGATAAGCCAGCTTCGCGTGTGGAAACAGAGCGTCACGTCCTCTGGAGTAAGACAGGAGACCGGATAGGGGACGGGCGGCCGTTGGAAGGGTGTTCATGTCTGCACAGAACAGAACAGGGCCAAGGTCAACTGGGTCGAACCGTAGATACTCCTTCAGTTCGCTTCGAAAGGTGTTCGTGAGGGTGGTTCGATCACTGTGACGTCTTGTCTGATAAGTGAATCCACCAATCAGTATCTCAGCGTCAACATATTTGGCGTAGGCCTGTAAATTGGCCCAGAACTTTGGGTGTACATCAGTGTCATCTTGGGCTGAAGATACCAGCCAGCGGTGTACCTTACCTGCTTTCACCTCTCCCGCTGTGACTCCCGCTGGGGCGTAAAGCGACCAATCAGGGAGGTAGTTGTCTTCACCTCTCAAAGCCAACTTCTCTTGGTGTTTGATGAAGCTGTTAATCTTGTTGTTGGTTTCCGGGTATCCCAAGGCCACAAGGTCGAGGACAGCTTTTCTGGGAGCCGACCCTTTACCGCCAGAAACCCTGAATGGGGTGTATCCTTGTCTGAGTGCTTTCTCTACGGCGTCTTTCAGCCTCTGAGAGCGTTCTGGTCCTATCGGTGGTGTACCCATTGGTGTATTCTCCTGTTCTCCACCGCACAGCTAAACAGATGCGGTATGCTACGTCAACTGGTTAGGAAACACCCCAGACGTTCAGTGTCCCCGCTGTGAAGGCGGATCCTTGGTGGAGAACGAATCGCATGGCGTCAGCAACAGCAGTGTCACCCTTGAAAGTCAGAATGTGATACATGGCAGAGTTACCAGCGCCTCTGGTGTCAATCTGGGCAACACTGTCTGTTGTGTCATGGTACTTCATGGTTCCGATACCGTTCCAGTTTGAACCTTCGCCACCGATAATAGCCCAAGTTCGGGTTGCCGTATTGACACCCGTGAATCCGTGGTTTCCAATAAAACTTTCGTTGTAGTCACCAGAAGATGACAACCATGTGGTTCCACCGTCCTCGGATAGCTGTACAGCAGGTATAGTGTTGCTCGCACATATCCCACCAACTATCTGCCAGTGAATTTCTGAGTAAGAATCAAGACCTGTCACCTCTGGTTCGTTACCTGAACCCATGTCGTCAACAGACAGGTCAAATGTGTCGATCAAGGTGTACCCACCACCTGCACTGCCTCCACCAGAAAGGTTTTGCGTAATCTGCATCCACGTCCATTTACCTAACGTTGAAACTGTGTCAGAGCCGCTGGCGCCGCCCGTGTAGTTCATATATAGTTCAACAGTATCGGCGGCAGCGACGTCGATGGTCACAGAGCCGTTTATGGTTTGCGCCCATGAGAAGCTGTGGTAGTGCGTTGTTTCAGGGACTACTTTGGTCCCGTTAACCTTCACACCGACGCGCATGGTTGTGTCGCCAGCACTACCGTTGGTTAAGTGGACAGCCCACTGTACAGTGTATGTTCCTGCTGTGTCGATGGTCACGACACCTGTGGCTGTGGCGAGTGTTCCGAATGAGGCTGCTTTGTCCTCTGTATCGAACTGGATTTGGTTGTCGGTGGACTTGCTGATCGTATCCCCGGTGCTGAGCGAGTACGTTCCAAATTCTGCTGGTGTAGCTGCACCGCCGCCACCACCGCCTGGGGCAGCGCCGAATTCAAGACCGTCTTCGTCAGCGTTCACGACAACAGCGTTTCCAGCCTCGCCAGTGAAACCTGCAGGGTCTGTATCACTAAGACCAAGCCATGTCGTAACGCCAGCGGCTGGTGTTGTGAACTCTACTGCAGTTTCTGCGACATTTACAGACACTACTTTTCCAGATTGACCCGTGAAATTAGACGGTGTGTCAGTTAGACTTAGGATGGTGTCGGACACCATCTCCAATGCAGTCTCGCCCGAGTTTACCTTAATTTTCCTGCCAGCAGACCCTGAGTAACTGGACGGGGTGTCTGAAAGATCAAGGAAACTTAGCGCGGCCCACACTGGATCAAGGCCAGCCCCTAATGTTCGAAGGACGCGGCCGGATACCCCAGCGGCCAATGTTTTCCAGTAGGATGTGCCTCTGAACAGAATACTACCGTGGATAGCTGGCGCCGGATCCTGAAGCACGTCGATAACATCTGACACCTCCTCTACAGAGTCCAGAGAAACAATACCCTCGTTCACAGCTAACTGAGCCTGAATCCAACGAAGGAACTCAGGCGTTGGAGTCCCCTCTTCGCTGACGATTCTAACGGCTGTGTTTAGGGGTGATACTCGATTCGGCATCAGCCCGCACCATCAACATCTGCTTCGCACCGCCCGATGAACTTAACACCACCGGTATCATACAGTCGGAATACGCGACCAGGTGCGGCAAAAGCACCAAGCGACCTGAACTCAAGACGTTGTTTCGAATCAGTTGTTAGAGTTATCGAATACTCATTGCTCCAAGAAGCACCTTCGTCGTCTGAGAACTTCATATTAAGAACTGGTGATATGTCGTCAGCTAACCGTCCAGCGGACCCTATTAGGCGTAGAGCGTACTGGCGCACAACATCGACACCCTCAGCGAATAGGATACCGCGCACCTCATAGGATACAGGACGCCACCCTTCGTCTAGGAACGTGTCAGGCTCCATCTCATAGACGTTACCGGACTCAGCGTCACCGCCAACAATTCTCCGGCCCGTGCGCCAGTAGATACCATTCTTGAAGTTGAAAGCCCCGTTATACCCCGTGGTGTCGAACACTGACCACTGTTTCGTTGTCAGGTCGTACACCAGAGTTCCGGTGTTACCAAGGTCCAGACAGTAGAAAACATGCCCGTCGAACTCGAAAGTCCAAGCCCTTTTTAATGGCAAGTCCTCGAAACCCAAGGTGTACACCACCTGCATAGAGTCATGCAGCGCCCTAGACCGTCCTCCACCGCCTGTACCAAGTACCACTTGGAGGGAAGTGTAGGACTCCCGTACTCTGGATCCTGTGGATGATGAAACTATCTGAAGCGCTGCGTAAGGTGAACGAACGTGTCCCCCTATAGACGTAGTTACAGCTTGTAGGAACGCAGCGGAGGTCCCGAAGGTTGCCCCCGAGCCTCCTTGGTGCACGGTCTGAAGAACCGCACCTGCTGTGCGAAGATCAGCCATTTAAGCAGTCCTTTTAAACCTCAGACGCCCACCGATTATTGACGAAGGAGTTAACCCTGCGGCCGTGTCGGGGTCTTCTTCAAAAACTTGCCTTGCCCACGCTGGGTTGAGGTCAACAGATTGGGCAGCCCCAGCCGCTACACCAGCCGATGGGCCGATGAAGTCGAACTGAATATCTGCAGACCCAGCATCAGTCTTGTAGACTCTGGATGTGGCTTGGACACTCAGAACACCTGACACGTCGATTGGTAGCCTTTCCAAGGTGAAGTCTGCATCTGTTGGTATATCCTGACCACCTTCAAGGGTGGCTGCGCCAAAAGAGCCGCTGGCCATAGTTTCAGTGGTGGTTACGGAGTTACCTGCTGCCCCGATGGTGACCGCCCGGAGAGACATCTGAGGGGATAGGAACTGAATAGCAGTCACACTAGCGTTTGCAGAGGTGCCCGTACCGTATGTGGTTCCTTCCCCCGCGCCGTTGTTGATTGCCGCTATGGCGTTGTCAATACTGTCACTGACGGTAGCACCTATGATAATCTCGTTGGTGGGGGCGCCTGTGAAGGACGCTCGCCAGGTGTATGTAGTAGCGCCGATGGTCATAGTTTCGGCGGCAACTGGGTTGGCGCTCAGGGTCAGTACACCTTCAGCGTAGAGGTATCCCGCCTCAATATAGGTGTCGTCCCATGCAGGACGCTGGTTAAGTACCTTATACGACAAATCCCCGTCGCCGGGTTGATCTGCAGTTACAGGGCTGGCGTTCAGGGTCAAAGTACGTCCCACCGACGATTCGTCAGTTACAGAGCCGTTGTCATACCCCATAAGTAGAACAACGTCACCAAAGTCGGCATCCCCGCCAACATCTCGACCAAATTCTACAGTCAATGGTGTGTAGTTAGCGATGTAACGCCCGGTCCCTATGGTGAACCGTGTTTCGTCAAGATACCCGTCGAAAACAGAGGCGGTGTCCGGTGTGGAGCCATCTGCAAAGTCAGCGCCTATACCAAGTGACGCGGTTCCACTAAAGTACGTGTTGGCGTCCGTAACCGGGGTGCCAAGCTGAACCCCATCAACGAAGAAGTAAAGAAGTGACGAGTCACGCACCACAGCGATGTCGTAGTAGCGATCCATTAAAGGAGACCACGGTACGTTTTTAACTTCGATAGCTGCGGCGCCGGTTGTACTTGCTTCGAAAACCAGTGCCGAATCGTCAGCGTCGTAGTAAAATCTGTACCCCATGTTAGAAGGCTCAAACCACTTAGAGAACAGCATAGTTTTCGCACCAGTACCCGTCTGGAGACTGGAGATTCGAACTCTGGACTCCCATGTGAAGTCCTGTGCAGCAATCTCCAGATCAGCCGCGTCTGCACACCGAATACCAGTGTTGTTTACGTGCGCGTTCAGGATACCGTTCCCGATGTCCTCTCGGGAGTGGGCTGTCCAACCACCTGCAGCCTCTGCACGCATCTCTTGGGCTGAAACAAACACCTGACCCAGAGGACCGGTGTTGTATGAGCCAGTTGCGTCGGTAAGAACAATGTCTCGGACTGCACGGATGTTGTTGTCATAGTTCCCTGACGGGAGGTTGGATAATGAAGCTGGAAGGAATCCAATTATGTCGATGTTGTTGTCTGCTCCTGCAGGTTGACCCCCTAAAGACTGGTCTGTGAAAGCTACTGCAGCCAGGTCTATAACCTTTGTACCGGCTGAAATTTCGCCAACCCAAACTTCCACGTCCGCGTTCGAGTTACCCGCGTTTGTGGTCACTCTTACGTTTAGTGAGTACCATGTGTTGGGTGCGATTACAGTAGTGGATGACGCGCCTAACACTAAAGGCTCTGTGGTGTACCCAGAGGAGTTGTCAGACCCGTAAAGATTGGTTCCGTCAACAATTTCCAGGCGTCCAGACGCGTTAACCCGAAGGCCGCCGCGAATAGCCAGGTTAGAATCCATAAACAGGCAGACGTACCCGTGACCCCGATCAAGAGGTAGGGAGTCCATGCCAAAGGCCAGGTGCATAGTTCTGACTGCGTTGGTTGCGCCGGGAATTGCCAACTGCATGGATGCGGAACCAGGTCGTGACTGACCTATGCTTTGGCCGCCTTCGTTATCGGCTATGTCCATCCCGCTCGCTACCAGGGCGTAGTCACCCTGGCGGGAACCCCAAGGGGGAACGCTGATAGACATGGTTCCGAAAGGTGTCCATCTGTAGTTTCCATTCAGGTATGAAGGTAGGTTGGCCCACCCATCACCTAGAAGGGTTTCGTTTGTGAAACTCCAACCTGAAACCTCACCGTTACCCCCACCATAAGCTGCACCCGAGGAAGGACCGTATTGGTCAAAGCTACATGCGTAAAAGTTGGCCATTTTTATGCTCCTAAAGCGAGTCTAATCATTTCCTCGACACCGTGATTTGACACTCTGGCGGCCGATCCACCGATAGCATACACGACATTTTCTGGTCCTACAAGAAATACCTGCCCCTTGACGTTTACAACAGTTCCTTCAACACCGCCACGGTCATATACCCGTCCTGCGACTGGGGCAAAAGGGTTGTTCTGGTCTCCGGTCGGATACCAAACCTCTGTGGACCCTTCCCCGACAAACATAACTGTGTCACCTATTGTAACAACGTCAAGCGTGTCGTCAGGCTGGCTCTCAGCCGTGGCGAAGTTCAACGGATCTATAACGACTGCACCGGGTTCGATGAAGTAAAACCTGTCTGTGTTACCTAGAGCCACAATAACATAGCTTTTCAGTACGGTTATAGAGACAGGGGGAAGTCCGTCAGGAACCTCCACACCACTTAGCCCGTGAACGCCTCCGCCCAACAAGGTAACAGCCGCCCAAGACAGGTTTGCGGAGGTTTCTGAAGTTGTCAGTAGGTTCCCTGCAGCAAGGTCTGTTCGTGCCGTGGCAGTCAGTGTGGTAGCGTCAGACGTTGCCGTGATGTCGCCGTTCTGACCACCTAGGTTCGCAGACCAATCAGTGCCGGGGGTTCCGACAAAACTGATTACCTTCACCATGTTCTCTAAATCTTCTTGGAGGTTGGCGCCAATCAGTACCTTCCAAGGATTTCCGACCGTGCCCGCGCCATCTGTAATTGTAGCGGTCCATTGGTAATAAGTACCCCCGACCTCTATGGTGTCACCATCTACAACATGGCCTGTTCCGGTTAGAACTCCAGATGCTTGTACCCCGCCGCCGTAGAATTGCAGGTGCGATCCATCTGCCACAAACAGGCGTTCATACCCCGCACCAGCTATTCCAGCCATTGATACGGCGCCAGTACCGAACACGATACCTGTTATAGATATTGAGGATAGGTCTGGCTCTATCCGGTACAGAGTCTCTCCAGAAACCACGAAAAGCGCACCGTTGAACAGACCGGGAAGCGAGAAGAAACCTCTTACCTTACCCGTGCCCCAAGCCCCCAGTTGAGGGGTTCCTGGTCTGGCTATAAGGGAAACGCCTTCTCTCTGTGAAGGGTTCTGCTCGAAGAACCTGTTTCGAAGAACTGAAGCCGCGAATCCCGGTAGGATACGTTCCCATGACGTGAAGTTAAGTGAAACATTACTCACGAGAATGGGTCTCCGGTTCCGAATCCTTCCCCGGAGCTTCCGCCGGGTGGGTCATATGACTGCTGGGTTAGTGCTCCACCAGGAGTCCCCACTATTTCAATCCCCTGCTGCTCGTACTGGCCACGAATCAGGACACCCATCTCCTTGTACCGTAGAAGGGTGGAGGCTCTGGGGTCGTTACCAAATCTCGGGGATAGCCGAATAGCCATCGCTGTAATCCAGTAATCGTCGAACCAAGTCGGGAACGGTAGTTGGGACGTTAGGGCCAGGTCTTGAATCTCTACCCACGATCCTACGTCAGCGCGGTAAATCCAGCGCTTAGGAGCGTTCCGGTTCGTGGGGAAGTCAGAGGTGAGTGTCACCTGAGTTACAGACCCCGTTAGCCCGAACAAGGCCCCGTTAGCGTCCAGTGTCACAGATCCAGTGTGTCCTACGTCCACGTAGTCCATAATAGCCCCGTCTTGAGGCTGGAACTGGAAATAGACGGTTTTGTCTGAAGTGTTCTTCATCATCAACCGGACGTTAGCAGGAGGGTTTTTCTCACTGTTCGGTTGGACGATACCGCTGTCGCCAGGACTCGCTGGGTAGTTAGCAAGAAGTGCTGCGGTGGCTTGAGGTCGTGGAACCCACCAAGGGGTTAACTTAGTTCCGATCACTAGCCCTATAAGGCTGTCTGACAGTGCCTGAAGCAACACCAGACCCTCCGCGAGTTCGTCGGCCGTAGGAGTTGCACCTACAGCTTTGAAATTAGCCTCACGGAGGGCGCTGGTGATTATATCAGTCGGCGTTGCCATCAGAGGCTCCGGCTTGGGCTTCATCAGCCGCTTTCTTTTCAAGATGGTTTGTCAGTTGTTCAACCAACTCTTCTAGCTTCTTAGTGCCAAGTTGCGGCGCATACTGGACATCGTGCTTGTCTAGGAACTCTTTCATTTCAACCCGGTAAGCAGCAGCTTTTTCTTCTGCTTCTTTTTCAGCTTTCGCAGCTTCAGCTTCTGCAGCTTCTTTTGCGGTGTTCAAGGCCGCTTCTTTTGCGGCTTCAGCTTCTGCAGCGGCGGCACGGGAAGACGCAGCTTCTGCGGCGATAATTGCGCCAGCGGCGGCATCTGCTGTGGCCGCTTCGGAGGATCCATCGCGGTAAGCGTCGTAGGAAACGTAGCCATCTGGACGTTCATCCTCTGAATTGATAATTTTCTGGTTACCTGACTCATGGTGGTAAACCATTTTAGGGTACTCTTGACGTGACCGTTTTGCTGGTACGTTGTTCATCTGATTAGTTCTCCTGAAGTTAGTTTCGGTTGATGTTGTATTTGACACTGATTCGTAGCGTAGGTCAAGAAAAACCCCGCCCCTGTTTACAGGACGGGGTTTTGTTTTTACTCGCTTGTTGGCGCCTTTACGGTGTGCCGAAGAATTTAATACCCTTCCAGCGGTCGCGGGCCTGTGCCTCAACAAAGACGTCGATACGGCAGTTGTGAGCACCTGTTTTCGGATCCGAGTAGAACCAAAGACGTGGCATCAAAGGCGCAACGCCATCCCGGTCAGCGTCCGCTAGTGAACGGCGGTAACCTTGTCCGGTGTAAGGAAGGACCAACTGTGCAGAGTGTGCAACAATGCTTTCCTTCTCAAACATAAGCCGTGGTTTGTACGTGGTGCTGGCAGCGCCAACGAACGTGACAACCGCGTTGTCAGCAGGTGCTGCATCAACTGTAGCGTGCGAGTTGTTTACCGTAGCTGTGCCAGTCTGCACGACAATGGCTGGGAAGATACGGACAGTCGCCGCGCCCGCTCCATCGGCTGTTGCATCTGCCACCACAGTGAACTGCTGAAGGAAGTCACGAGACTGGCCGATATTCCGGTCCCATGAAGTTACCCCCGCAATGGTGAAAATCTCACCTGCAGAAATAGTTCCGTTGGCGCCAAGACCGTCGATGTTCAGATCCTGGGTGAGGTAGTAACCCTGGTTCGATCCAGAATCAGCGGAGTCCACATAGTTTACGTCCTGTGCGGCACCAGCGATGGTTCCGTTAGTTCGTGAACCAGTTGTCAGTCGCGCCAGGTGGTTTGAGGCCTTGATTGGGATACCGGAAAGCATACCGCTGAAGCCACGTCGCATGGCGCGTGAGCCTTCAGACGCCAGCGAGGCGTTGTCGTTGTAAATAAACTTAGCCAAGTTCTGGGTGTCAGTGTGGTCGAGGACTTGGTTAAGCCCCATGTCACTTTCTTTACCGATCTTAGCCAGACGTGTCCGTGCGGCGGCAACCTCAACCGGATCGTCCAAGTCAGTTCCCGGCGTGCCAACAGACCAAGGGAACGCTTTCATCGCGGTATTCGCAATGTGGTAGTCGATTACAGACGCCATGTCAGCGATACCGTTGTTCAGCGCGCGCGCTTTCCGGGCAGATCCAAGGTCAGTGATGGATTCGATATCAGAAGCACCCATAGACACACCGAACACTTTGTTCAGGGTGAATGTTTGGGCGCCATAAGCTGTGGACTGGACACCGGCTGTAAGGTCTTCAACCGCGCCGTTAGTCTCTGTCACGGTGTAGTTGGGACCAACCTGCTCGGAAACGACGAACCCGTTCAGGTCGTTCATCTCGTTAGAGTGCGTTTCCCAGTCAATAAGATCTGCGAACGCTAGGTTGTTACGCAGAGTCGACATGACCGTTTTCAGGATAAGTCGGGACTGTGGTACTGTGATAGTCATAGTGAAACTTCCTTGTTTTTAAAAATTAACCGAGCAACGCTTTATCAAAAGCATCTTGGTCTGAGGGTCCGTACTTTCCGCTGCTTTTCGCTGAAGAGGCTTTCGAACCCTTTAGCGGCTTAGGAGCGTTAGTTTTCTTCTTCCTCCCGGTGGAAGTAACCGACAACTTTCCTTCGAGTTTCCCGATAAGCCGCGCCCGAGTAGTGGGTTCTGCCCGCGTGATCTGAAGAAGTTCGCTGACATTATTAGCCAAATAGTAGGCAATGTCAACAGGTTTTTCAGAATCCACAACCAACCGCGCCAGGTGAGCGTCAAACTGGGCGCCGTTAACAACCTTTTCGAAGTCTTTGAACTTCTTAGTTCCAGCGGTCATTGTCGTCTGCACCTTAGCAGCGTAAGCCATGTTTTCTTGGTCGATACTGGCTTGTGAGGTGGCTGTTTCTGCTGTGCTCTGGCGTTTGGCCACCTCGACTTCCACACCATGTGCAATCATAGCATTGGTGTAGTCAGGGTCCACATCACCATAGATGAAGTCCTTTGGATCCGGTGGGGCAGAAACCTGTTTGGTTTCAGGATTTTGGGCAGCCCGTAGGTCAGCAGCTACCTGCTCGGCCTTAATCTTGGCCATCTCCGCGTCAAAGGCTTGCTTCTCAGCTTCCTTTTTTGCGTCTGTCAGTTCTTTGATTCGTTTATCCAATGACGACTGCTTACCGCGTTTTTTAACAACTGGTACGGCCGTATAGTCTTTTTTCTCACCTTCGTCGTCATCGTCATCATCGTCATCGTCATCGTCATCGTCTAACTCGGCCGCGCTAGAATCATCGTCGTCGTCGTCGTCGACGTCACTGCTCTCCAGCAGATCATCATCATCGTCATCATCGTCATCGTCATCGACAGGATTTGCGGCTTTAAGCATAGCCAACTCAGCAGCTACCATAGGTGACAGATCAACTGCTTCCATGTCGTCCAGGTCTTCTTCATGTGCCATCTTCAATTCTCCATGTTATATCGAACTTAGGTTTCTTCTTAGCTTCCCCGACGCGAACTCTCGTGGGCAGCTTGTGCTTTCCGGCGGGCAGCCAAACCTTTACGCATCTGTGATCCGCGCTCTAGTTCAACCAGGTCTGCTGGGGACAGGTTGCTGGCAGATTTAGCTACGTTACCCGACTGGAGAGCCTTGGTCCGTCGCTTGCGCCCCGCTGCCATCGCCGCCTTGCGTGTTGTTGGTTTGGGCATTTTGATCTTCCTTTTTTTCAGATGCGACACCAGCCGCTAGGGTTAAACCGTGCTGGAACATGTCAATACCTTGTTGGTCTATAACCGCTCCAGCTTTCGCTGCGTCTATAATAGCTTTATCCTGCTTCACGTCAACCTCAGCAGCGGATACACCTACCTCAGAGGCGGCAACCATAGCCTGAGCGTCATTCTTACGCGCTCTGGAGCCAGATTCCGCAACCTCAGCACGCAGCTTATTCAACTCCTCTTGGAACTGTGCCATTTGCATAGCCATCTGCTGATTCTGGGCTTGTTTCTGCGCTTCCTGCTGTTTTAGGATACGTTCCTTACGCTCCTCTGATACCTTGTCCAGATTCAACATACCTTCAGGAAGCATGTAAGCTAGACGCTCCTCAATTTCATCGGCACCTGGGATATCCATGTTACGAACCAGAATATCTGCGACCATGTTACCAACTGAGGGCATAGTGTTCATAAGGGTAAGAATCACGTCTACCGACTCTTGGCGTTTGGTGGCGTAAGATGGTCCTGTGGAATAGGTAATCGCGTATTTTCCAAGTGTGACGTCTGGTGTAGCATCGCCCATATCGCCGTTAATGGCCTGAAGGGACTCTGCGTCGTCCTCTCCAGTCACCTTAACCGTTCTTGCAGTGTCGTAAACGGCCGGTATCAGTTCGTTGATAACCCGACCAGCTTCAGCCAGAGCCATGTTATGGTTGTCTGTGTAAACGACATCTCCAAGTTCCGAAACTCTCTGTCTTGCGTTGATCGCCTTGCCAGATACCTCGTTTGAGGCTTGGCCCATAGAAGCCTCGTGGCGGTTGGTGACGTCGCGAATATCGCGAACCGTCATCTCCGCTTCAGTCAACACCGCTTGGTTCAGAGGTGGTGGAGGTATCATTTCCGGTTTGGCGCCATCTGCTTGGGAATCCCACGTAAGCACGTTGTCCCCATCTCTGTGGGCCTTACGGAACTTATCCGCTAGACCGTTCTTGGCGCCAGCGATGTCCAGAAGCCAAGTGCCTGCAGTGGACTTCATCAATTCTGAAGCCAACGTAGACCGCCAGAAGTTGTGGATTCTCTGCGGATCTTTAGCGTTTCGAATAAAGCCCCACCGGAACCTGACAGACGCCTGAGTCAAAGCCCAACCCTCACTGCGGAAAACAGGTAGGCGTGATATGTTCAGTCGCTGCGGCCCCTCCAGAACATTGTCGGACGTTATAATGTGGACTTCGCAGTACGGGGTGGTTGTCTCCCTAACGATAGGGTCTCCATCGTCATCGAACTCGACTTTACTCATAATCTCGTCTTTGGACATGTCCGATACGTCGATAACGTCACCGGTGTCTCGCTCAAGACCAAGGGTTATTTCTTCACGCTTCATCTGGTAGAAATAGCAGATTCGAACCATTTCATCCACTTCCCAGCCGTGGCCAGTCATAACAGTGGAATCTATATCGTTCGGGGACCACCCGGAATCTTCAGCGTTATCTGGGTACGTTTTCTTGAAGTCCTCGCGAGTCATCCAATCGAAAACGAAACAGTGCTGCGCGTCGGCGCCAGTCGGATCTTTAGAGGCGCGGTCCCATACAACTTGGAAAGGATCCGCCAGTGTCTTCATCTTTATGTCCCTTAGGAACACATCGTTTTCAGCGTCCACGACCTCAAGTGCGAAGTTACCTACCCCACAGATGTACTGACCTTCAGCAGCTTTGTTCCTGGCCAGTTTTGCGGTGTTAGTGCGCATAATGGTGCGGATGATACCTTGCCGAATCTCAGCGGTCTTCTTGGAACCTGCACTGGTGGGGGATACTTTGATGGTGGTGTCCGACTGGAGGTAAGACCCCATGTACTGGGCCACAAAGGCGGGCAGCCGGTTCACAGTTATAACCGGTTTCTTCTGGTGGTTTCGGCGCCTACGGGCGTTCTCCTCCCACTGGTCACCGATAACGAACTGCATGTCTTCCCGTCCAGGCTCCATGTTATGGTAGTCTGCTTGGAAATCCATATGGTACGTGCGGGTCACCTTGGATAGGAAATCCGAATTGTTTTCGCCGCTCATAGCGTGGCGTTTTCCGCCACTTAGGACGACTTCAATTTTTTGTCTAATAGACATCAGCCCATCCATCCTCCGCCAGAGTCAAACCCTAAACCTCCATTTCCCCAGTTACTTTCCGGTGGAGGGGTGGTTTCTTTCGGTACAATACCTTGTTCAAACGCAACACTAGATGACGTTGGCGTTTCTGTCAATCCCGACTCTACAGACCCGTCTGGTACTGCAAAGGTAAGTACGAAGCTGTCTGCTGTGTCAGGGGACCGACCCAATCTTTTCTTAATGTCAATCTTGGGTTCAATAACGGTATCCGTACTCTGCCCGCCGATTCGTGCGCACACCTGGCCAAGATCAGACTGCAGTTCGTCTTCATCCGGTATAGATACGCCCTCTGGGTTTTCGAACCAGTCACGGCCGCGCATGTACATTTCAGCACGTCTGTTTCTCGGGCCTGGGGCGTGGGGCTTCACCATCTTGAACTGACTCTTGCCTCCGAAGTCAACATAGAAACACTTCTCAGCCAAAGCCGGGTACTTCTCTCTAAGCCCTTGCATTAGGGCTGTACCGTAACCTCCGCCATAATCAATGTTCACGCGGTCGATTTGGTGTGTTACGATCAGGTCTTTGACGAACTCTACCTGCTCCTCACCTGGGTCAAGCCCAGTCCGGTTCTTTGTCCAGTGAACAACGTGACCTTGGCGGAAAGTTGTAGAGAACTGGTCAGATCCTTCCCCGTTCGGGTCAACACCTAAAATCTTAGGCCCGTACGGTATAATGCCATCCCGTCGCCTTGCACGCATAACGTACACCGGCTTGATAAACAGGTCTAGGCCAGGTGTTTGAAAGGCCTCTGATGGGGTGCACGGGTACTCCTGCATGAATTTCTCGACAGTACCTAGCGATTCCTCTAGCTGGAACCGTCGCCAAGCCATCTGTGGTAGGGTGAGATCGTGCATCTCGAATATGTCGCGCTCAGAAGGCATCCCGTCGCCCTCTGGATCTGTTCTGAGTTCGAATTTCGGGTGTACCGGTAGCTGGTACTCGTCGGACCAGAACCACGGTATGAAGATCGGGATATACGAAACCGCCCCGCCATCAACTGTCTCCGTAAGCCCGGACTCAGCCCGAACCCATCTACGGTGGAATTCGTTTCCGATACCGTTAGCCGTGGACTCTACCACCACCTCAGTTTCCGGTGCCATAGGTACAGAGTTAGCGAAGCCAGCGAAGTTCTTAGCCGCATCCTTGTAGAAAGCGACCTCAGACAGGTGAGCCAGTGTCGGGGTGTCTCCGCGACCTGATTCCCCGGCGCCGCCAGCCGTGGCCACCGTGTAGCTTGACTGATTCGAAAAGGTGAACTGTTTGGCGTTAGAAGTGTCGGCGCGGAGTCTGATTGGGTCATTATCGTACATGGTCTTAACCATAGAAAATAGAGCGTTGGTCGAGTCCTGAACGTGCGCCATGACCTTGGCGTTACGGTACTTGTACAGGCGTGTCTTAGAATAGAACCTGCCCGCTATGTAAGTTGAAGCACCCTGCTTACGGCCTTTCAGGATGATAGCGCGAACCAGGCCATGCTGTGCTCTCTGCTCCTCCAGCTTGGCGTGGATTATCTGCTGAGGCTTGTTCAGAATAAGAGGCAGTAACGCAGCTTCTTTGGTGATAACCTTTAAACACTGGGCTGCGTGCAACTCAGTGTTCTTACGGTAGTCGAGAAGTCGTTGGATCATCTTAGCTTCTGAGGAGGATACTGTAGTTCTGGTCATTCAACTACCTTGATATTTTCAGCACGCCACTCTTTTAACTTACGATTCAAACGCTGAACCGAAAGAGCGTTCGCGTAGGACTTCGAACTCTCATAGGTCTCTCGTGCGGATCTGAGTTTCCGTGCAGGCGACTTCTTCACCACGTCACCTTCTTCATAGTCGTAGATACGTTCTGGATGGTGAAGGCGTAATCCACGCAGACAAGGTTACCGTCCAGAATTCCGAAGTTATCAAGTTTGATGTCTGTCAGAAAAGCTGGTAGTTTTTCAGGCATGTTCTTCAACCCAGCCACCAGAGGCTGTACACGTCGCTGAAGTAGAATCCTCCCATCTGGACTCAAAAACTCAACTGGTGCCAGCCATTTAGCGATAGCCTTAGAGAACTGGTTGTCGTCCCAGAACTTGGATTCCATCACGTTGGCGAATACCCTGTAGTTGTCGTTCTCCACCTTCACCACTAGGTCCGGCCTTATCCGGCACTCGTAAACGGTTCGGTGTATCCCAGATCCAAGCTTCTCACCGCACAGCAGGTTAAAAGCTTCCTCAAAACATGCTTTGTTACTCATAGTCGAACTCCACAAAATCATCCACGTCAAAGTCATCGTCAAAAGCGCTCAGGTCAACACGAATGTCTTCCGGTTCAGAAGTCCACGCTACTATGTCGTTACGCTCCATAGCGGTATCGACCGGCTCCATGTCGATAATCTCTGGTTCTGGGGTTGTGATGTTGTCTTCGACCACCTCGTAGTCGCCATCCAGCAGATCCATAAGGTCATCAACGCCTCGTACATGCTGCACTTCGCTCTCCCGCGCAATGATCTTTGGGAACAATTTGGTGTAGAAATCGCTCTTGTTGTCTTTAGCCCATTTAGCCAGGGTATCAGGCCCTCCCATATCCTGAAAGGCGTACATAACCGCGCCGCGGGCGTATTTCCCTACGCTCTGGTACACCTCGCCTCGGAGGACGTCTGGGAGTGACGGAGTTGGTTTTCTGGGTACTGAAACTGTCATACCCGATGTTAATCAGGCAGCCAAACATTAGTCAACCGGTTTGTTTAGCGAAAAACCCCATAAGTGTGGCAGATGTCTGTGTGGAAGATGCAGAGGCTTCACACATGGTTCGGACATCTTGATTTGGAGGGATGATGGTCGGAACCGGTGTGTCCAGAGATAACGTAGCGGTGCCACGGGTGTTCAACGTGAACTCACCAAGCGCTTTACGCCATGTGTCAGAACTGATGTCTTTGTGCTGTATGAAGAACTCCGCGTAGGCTTCCTGCTTCTTGTTCACAGCGAACAGTCCACCCATCAAAATCAGGATCTCGTCACGGGCGGTGAAGGTCGCGCATTTCTGCGACTGGGTTACGCCTTCTGCCAGAGAAACGAAGTTGGACACCTTATCAAGATCATCCGGTACACCGTTCGTCACAGGCGTGTCCTGATACACGTATATGTCGCCAAGTAACGGGGCTATATCGACTTCGCGTACCTCACCAACACGGGCCAGAGGGACAGACAGGGTTACCTTGTTCCGGCCGTTCGTCGTCACCCGCTGGGTCAACCGAACCAGATCACCAGAGGCGTTGAAATAACCGCCCTCAATATCGAAAATATGGCCTACGTCTGCGGCGTCTGACCCTGAAACAGTGTCGATCAGGTTCCCATCGGTTGGGTGGAGTAGAGTTTCTGAGGTGTGATTCGGCATGTCCCAAACCAGAACCTTGGTGGTGCCTTGGTCTGGGTTGGTCCCCAGCCGCACAAGGACGTGTCCACCCTTCATAACCGACCAGTTGGAACCCCAGCCCCCGAATATGTTGAAGCTGGCCAGAGCACGATTTACCTTACTTTCAAGGGTGTCGTAACCTTCTGCCATCTCCAAATCCCCCGCTATACGATAGTTCGGTGCTGCGGAACGTAGTTGGTATCCTGAGCAACGATATCGTCTTGACCAAAGTTCCAACCCATGTCTTCCATAAGATCCTGAATATCAGCGGGCGCAGGTTGAGTCATGAAATAGGCCGCGAGTGCCTTAATGTAGCCAATCCAAAATCTTCGTTTCAAGGCGGCGAACATTTTCTAAACTCCGGTTTGGGTTGCGGCGGGGTATGGATGACCGCGTGATGCGTGGAGAACACCCCGCCGCGCAGGATGCTCAGGCACACCGCTCACGCATACTAGTTTAAACACTACCGGAAAGCAAGAAAAATTTGGGGCGCCGATTTTTGGATATTTTGCAATTTCTCTATTGTGTTTTTGGATTGCTTTACTGTGCCACGGTTTTGTAATTTCGCTATTTGTTTGGTTTTAAACTTTGTTCTTGACAGTGTAATAATTTGGCGGTCGCATGGTGAGGCTACCATGGCCAGCCTCCGCTACCCATCCACCACACCACCCCCCCCTATTCGATTTCGGACCAAATCCGGGGACCAAAAGGGCCTGGACGCGTGACAGTGAGGGCTGTCGCGCGTCCATACCTCTCCTTTTGTGTGAGAATATAACATTTAATTTGAATAACTCTGAATTTCCATTTTTATAAGTGCTCTAGGCGCTAGATGGACATAACAAAACTCCGTTTCCTGTTTCTGTATTTACACACTACCCTGATTCGCCTGATAGTGTCAATGCCCAATGATGATATTGTCTGATTATCATGCCAGATGGGCGGTGATGCGGTCGGGATGGCTGGGTTTTTGTAAAAATCACGCGTTTAAAGAAAGAATACCATGTGAAACCGCATCACCGTGTGACTTTTAGTGACTTTTAGAGGGTTTTCAGTGACGATTAGAGGCTTTTTGTGTCATTTCGGGCGGGTGGGGGTCACGCTTCGCGCTAATATCTTATTATTCCGCTTACCTCTTTACATTTCTCACGTTACACTTTTATGCACTTACTAGCTTAATAAATAAAATAGAATAAGAAAATGATATTATATTATCTTCTTATTATTGCCGTTTATTTATTAACCGTCTACCTATTGATTTGGGCGTTTTCTCATTTGTAATGCACGATAAGTTACATAAACGGACCATTCCACCGCCTAACCGCTTCATAATGTAATAGCGTAAATACGATAAGATAATGTTTGACACGTTTGATGGAATAACGTAGAACTGAGTCGAGATGAACAGAAGGACACAAGGCAATGCGTGTAAAGATGAATTTGAGCGTGGATAGCGGAAACGCGGCGTTTTCAGAAGACCCACAGAGTGAGTTAGTGCGGATTCTACGTCAGTGCGCAGATGTTATCGACTTAGGCGGCCTTCAATATTCGGTAGAGGCTGACCTACCAGTGCGCGACGTCAACGGGAATAAGGTTGGCGATTTTTGGTTTGAGATTGACCCAGAGGAGTTGAACTAGTGGCCGATCTATTGTCTCTTTATCTTAGAAAAGAAACGCGGGCGGGTGCGAAAGGTGTGGCTTACTACAGAGACTATTCCGCCACCAATCAGGCGTGTTTTAATTGTTGGGAAAGTAGACCAGACCGACGATTCAAATACGTTACGCTCAATTGCTACAGATGGCGGGTGGTATGGCTACCAGACCAGCCCAAGGATTCACATAATGCCTATTAAACAGGAATCATTCGTACTGCCAGAAAACTGGGCGGTCGCGCTTATGTATGGTGACGACTCAGGACTGAGCGACGAAGAAATTGACGCGATAGACTCATTCGTCAACGAGAACTTGGAAGTCACAGACCTGTTCGAGTGCAGTTACGTGGAGTCGGGTGACGGTGATTTTATGCGCTACCATGACGCGAGTCACCTTTTCCCGTTCGCTTCTAACGTCGCTACATTCACATTCAGAACCGGATTAGCGACATGAAACCGCAAGAAACCGAAAAGACGGTGCGTACTGTGATGCTGCACGGCTTCATTTGCTTACACAAAGAGTCTGAAACTTACCTAATGAACAAGTCGGGGTTGGTGCAAGAACACACCGAACACGACGATCCGAACGCGCATGGCTGGAACGTGTGGCTGCGTCGAGACTACCCAGACCGACCACCAACAGCCGTTGAACCGTTCGACAGTGACGATGAATATGACGCGGATTTTACCAGCTTTGATGCTGCAAAGACGTATGCCGACAGTCTGGCCGCTAAATTTGACTGCGGAACAGACTTTTATTGATAACCTAAACGAAGGATTAACGATATGAAAGCTTTCACCCCAACCCTGACCGCCACAACCTTTGTACTTCCAGTGCGTGACCTTCTAGCCGTTTGGAACGCCACGTCAAAGGAAGAGGTTCGCTACTACCTTGGTGGCGTGTTTATCGACGTAGCTGATGGCGCTATAACTATGACCGCCACGACTGGAGCTATCTTGTTAACTAAGGGTGTAGACCCGCGTTCGCACGTCGGTTCAGCTACCCTCACTCAAGAAAACGGGTTTATTTTGAAGGTTGATGTTCTGGAGAAGGCTCTGAAGTCAAATAACCTGGCCAACCTGTGGATGCACGGCGACACTGAAACCGGCATTATCCAGACGTTCCACCTTGACGATTCCTTAGAGGTTGAACAGTACCGGACCGGCGTGTGCGAGTTTGAGCGTATTGATGGAACTTTTCCCGAGTGGCGGCGTGTGTTGCCTTTGGAAACTAAGGAAATAAGCCGTGTGAACGTCGATATCCACTTACTCACGGCTTTCCAGAAGGTTTGTAAACTCTACGCTATTAAAGGTGTATCGTTCAAAGCTGGCGCGTCTGAGCGTGACCCGATCAAGGTTGATTTTCCAGAGGTTGAAGGGCTAACCGGCGTGGTTATGCCTTACAATATTTAGGAGTCCGGCACATGAACACCCCAGAACTTATCCAAGACTTAACCATGCTTTTCCTAATGTTCGGAATCGTATTCGTCGCTATCCTTTGGAGGGATTGAACCATGCCAGAACAACCAGACATCGACACAATGGCAAAGCGGCTGGGCGTGGTGATAACGTCAATCAGTGCACGCAGTCGCAGACCAGACTGCGCTGAATCGGACTGGGGTGAAGGTGCCACTCACTTTTACATCACCCTTGCACGCGGTGACGAAGGTCGCACCATTTGGAAAGGGTTCTATTCTGTAGGTTCTGCGTTCCCTGATAGGTGGGCAGAAAAGGGGTGTAAAGTCCCTGACCACGCGATTAAAGCCAAGCGCGACAGAGGGTTGACCAAGATCAATCCAGTGGACAATATCGCGCAGCGGGCCTTTTCCAATCGTAAACGGGAAAGCAAAAACAGCCGTTATTGGCACCGACACAACAACACAATCAAAGCCCGTTTCGCTGCACTGGGGCCGATTAGTGCAGGGGATGTTCTTGGTTCTTTGATCATGGAATCAATAGGCGCGGACCAGCCATTCGAGGACTGGGCTGCCGATTATGGATACTCAGATGATTCCATGAGTGCCAAAAAAATCTGGGAAGAAGTGAACGAAACACGCCGTGCGCTACAGGCTTCCTTTGATCCGGACACGCTGGCCCAACTATATGAGGTTGAGATATAATGCCAGAGATTAGAATCCGCGCTGAAACGACTATCACCTACGATATAACCGTTGAAGCTGACGACATCGAAACCGCTACTTTAATACATGAGGCTACGCGTGCCGGTTTAGCCAAGCATATCATCCAATACATAGGTTCAGAAAAATGAAAAAGATAACCTTAGACCAGTTGAAGCGGTTAGAAGCTTGCTATTCACAGGTTAGCCGGTTCGAGTCCCTGTTCGGTAAGTCGCGCGGGTTCCGGTCAGAGGCCGCCGCCGTGAGAGTCGCCCGTAAACACGCTCAGGTTTTTGACTGGGACTGGGCGGCACG